CTCCAAATAACTTCTTATCACAGGAGATTTATCATGACCGATGACCAACAAAAAGCTATGCTTCGTGTTACCATCAGTTCTATGATAGTTGAGCTCGATGAACGCTTAGGGGATGAAAATCCCTTTCGCAGCTTCGATATCAGCGCATTCACTATTCCGGAGTTGGCCGCTTTTAAACGGACCTTGAAGGAACTGTTGTACGCGCCCCCAGTGAGAAGTCGTTAAGAGGAGAAGTTTCTTGGTCCAGGATCTTTGCAGAACCTGGGATCTCTCATTATCGCACGCGATCGTAAGAGATTGCTCTGATGCCTCACGGCATTAATCACCCCGAAGGATGTTGTTATGGCGACTAGGACTGAAAACACAACTAAGATTGAACGAGCTCTGGCGGGATATTATTCTACAACCTACTACCAACCTGGTTCAGGTGGGTCTGGGGTGAAGTATCCTATGACCGACAACTCAAACAATCAAATTTGTGCAACCACTACTACGTCGCGTACTTCGACAACTACACCTGGTTACCATGCTATCCAGAAATCTGGTGGCACGCTTCCGGTAAATGATTTCTCTTTTACCCGAACTCGGATTGTTGGCCCCATTATTCAAGGGGTCCTCATTCAGAGGTTTCCAAGTTATCCTTACTATACCGAAAACATTTACATGGGCGTTGCCTATGGATTTGATGCCGATACGGTAAATTCTTCGGTTTCAGCGGCTCAAGTGAGTTCACTAGATAATAGTGTAATCACTGGCCTTCGCCTAAAAATGAAGGATCAGCATGTCAACCTTGTACAAATGTACGCGGAACGTAAGCAAACGGCGGATTTATTCGCCGATACTGCATTAAAACTTACGCGTGCAATCTCAGCAGTGAGAAAGGGCGATATTGTTGGGGCGGCGAAAGCGGTCGGTATCTCTGCCTCTCGAAGGGGTTTCTCTTCGGTTAGTAGAAATATACGAAACGCAACGGGCAATGAGAAGGAGAAACAAATCTCCCGCGCATGGCTCGCACTTCAATACGGATGGAAGCCTCTGCTTGATGATTGTTATGGTGCGGCTGAGCAAATTGCTCAGGCGAACACACGCAATCAACAGACTCGGGTTTCTCGTACGAAGTCAATTACAGAGAATTTGTCAACGAGCAATCATTTTAATGAGTCTCTAGTAGGATACTGGAGCTCTTATGAGACTGCTCAGACAGTGGAGATTAAGTACGTTCTTCACTACTCTGTTCCCGGCACAATAGATCACTTGCTTTCTCAGATAGGGGTAACAAACCCTGCTATGATTGCTTGGGAGCTGATGCCATGGTCCTTCGTAATCGACTGGTTCTTACCGGTCGGCAACTTCATTAACCAGCTGGATGCTACTGCAGGCCTCCAGTTTGTTAGTGGTAGCAAGACTACGTTCTCACGTACTAATGCTACCGGGACCAGGTACTACAACAAGCCGTTAACTCCCATTTCTGGTGGCGCACTTGGAGTGGTTACTAAATCTACGAACATCGTTTCCGTGAATAGAGTTAAAATTCTCTCATTCCCGACAGCCGGTGCACCGAGCTTTAAAAACCCCTTCTCGTTTCAACACCTTGCGAATGCGATGGCTTTGTTATCACAACTCCGACTTCGGTAATTTTGCCCTAGTCGTAACCTTTTCTATATTGGTAAACTATGTCAGCTTTCGCTAACATCGCTCTACTGGATGGCGCTGCCACTCCAGTATCTCACACCTTCAGCCCAGTCCGTATCGATGCAGCTGGCGTCGCGACATTCGCGGATCGCTCGGGGGGTATCCCCCTTGGCTTTCCGCTTGTAACCATGAGCGTACGTGAACCGTCGAAAACTTCGACCTCGCGTATTTTCAAAGTTACTGCGAAAGTGTGGACCCCCGTTCTGGACATCACGTCGCCTTCTACTGCTACCGGTATTCAGCCGGCGCCGTCGAAAGCATATGACTTGGTGGCAACGCTCGAGTTTAACCTGCCCGAGCGTAGCACCCTGCAACAGCGTAAGGACTTGTTCGCATATGCAAAGAATCTCTTTGCTAACGCAAACTTGGTCTCCGCCGTCCAGGACTTCGAATCGATCTATTGATTCGTCCGTGAACTAATTCTTCCAGTTACTGGAGAAGGGATCTAAACTATGTCTCGTTACGAGCACAGTCTAAGAGAAGCTAACAAGCTTCTCCACAACTTTCACGCGCCGTCGGCATCGACCGACAAGTCTATTATCGATTACCTCTCATCTTTGGATTGTCCAAGGGCCCTCACAGTCGCCTTACTTTTTAAGTATGGCGAACATGTGCAGCTCTTGGCACTTAAGTGCGACCCAATAGAATATAATATTGTGGTTGACTTCCATGATGCTTACGCCGCAACTCTTTTTCTATCGAAGGCCGACTTTTTAGTCGTCCCTTTCAAGAAAGATGTTGTGGCATACGAAAAGTTTGCTCAGTATGAGCAACTTTGTAAGCATACCAATGACCGATTCCGAAATCTTTCTTTAGATCCTTTGTACCGGGGATCTAACGCTTCATTGCTGTTTGCAATGCAGCGAAAAATAGCATCGATTTTAGGTCAGTTCAATGGTGATGAGTGGTTCGATAGTGCAGATTGGGGCCCGGGCGTGACTACCAACTTAAAAGGTTGTCATGTTTCCGCCACCAATAAGTTCCATTCAGAGAATGGAATCACACGTGATTTGTACGCTCTGGTAGGACCTCTTATGTCTGAGGCCTACCCAAGCTGGCACGAGCATCTGAGTACCCGGTATTTTGGGGAAGAAGGCTCAAACCAGTTTGTCACGGGTAATTCTCTATGCACTGTCCCTAAGAATTCAAAGACGGATCGCGTCATTGCCGTTGAGCCAGGATTAAATCTCTGGTTTCAAAAAGGTATTGGCGCAATGATCCGTCGTAGACTTCGTAGGGTGGGTATTGACCTCCAAGACCAGTCTCATAACCAGCGTTTTGCACTGCTGGCTAGTAAGACTGGTCATCTGGCGACGATTGATTTTTCGTCGGCGAGTGACTCCATCGCAACTGAACTGATTCGTGAAGTTTTACCTCACGATTGGTTCCTTTGCATGGATGCCTCACGGTCAAAACTCGGCGTAACAAAGGCTGAGTCCGTTCGGTGGAATAAATTCTCCAGTATGGGGAATGGATTCACCTTCGAACTCGAATCGCTAATTTTCTTCGCTGCCGCTCAAGTTGTTTGTGATTACTTGGGTGATGGCGGATCAATTAGCGTTTATGGTGATGATGTTATCATCCCCACGCCTTGCGTTAAACTCTTCTCTGAGTTTTGCACGTTCCTTGGATTTAAGGTCAATATGGAGAAAAGTTTCTTTTCCCCAGATCTCTTATTCCGGGAGTCGTGCGGTTCGCACTATTTCAGAGGGTTCGACTGCAAACCTATTTTCCTAAAGGAAAAGCTTCGAAATGCTCAAAGTTTTTACAAACTGGCTAACAGTATCCGCCTTCTTGCTCATCGCAGCCATTTTAATTCTGGTTGTGATAAGCGGTTTCGGAACTGTTATTATCGTCTGGTTGAAGGGGTTCCACGAGCTCTTCGGCTCGGTGTTCCCTCCCATCTCGGCGACATAGGCTTCATCCAAAATTTCGATGAAGTCTGCCCCCCTCAAGCCCGGGAATTTAAAAAATTCCAGGGGTTTGAAGGGTACCTACCGCTTGCGGTAGTGAGCACTGCCAAAAGGCAGCCGTTCGAAGGGTTCGGCTTATTGCTAAGTCGAATCAGGTATTCATCGGACCGAGCATATGGAAACTTCTATACGCTCAGAGGCCGAACAACGAACGCATTAAAACGCGTTCTTGTCCATCAGTGGTACAATCTCGGAGAGTGGTCTTAGACTACTTTTTCCTTTCTTGTGCTAGATGCCCGCAAGGGCTTTTAGTAACTTAGTTAATCACTAAGGCAAGTGGTGGGTCCGTTAAGGAAG